TTCTTGCAAAAAAGGAGAATACAATTTGAGTAAGCCGATTCCAGACCAAGTTTTAAACTTTGGTAAAGTAGCAAAAGATCAAGTAGAAGAAATTGATCCTAATAATATTCCAAAAAAATTAACTGATAGATTACCTAAACCCACAGGGTGGAGAATCATAATTTTACCTTACAAAGGAACAGGTAAAACAAAAGGCGGTATCATTTTATCAGATCAAACAATTGAAATGCAATCAGTCAGCACAACATGTGGATATGTGTTAAGTGTTGGACCAGATGCATACAATGATGTAAACAAATTCCCGGAAGGTCCGTGGTGTAAAGAGAAAGACTGGGTTATCTTTGGCAGATATGCAGGTTCTCGCCTACAAATAGAAGGTGGAGAAATTCGTATTTTAAATGATGACGAAATTTTAGCAACAATCAAGAATCCAGAGGATATCTTGCATTTATATTAATAACATGGAGGAGCCATGCCAGAACAAGCAATAAACACAGCAAAAGATGAACCTGTCGTTAGTGTCCCATCAGAAGGGGATTCTGTAGATATTAATCTACAAGAAGAAAAACAAGAAGAAACTAAAGATAATTCACAACTTGAAGTTGTAACTCAAGAAGGTCAAGGTGAAGAACTTGAAGAGTACAGTGATAAAGTTAAAACTAGAATTAACAAACTTACAGGCAAACTACGTGAAGCAGAAAGAAGAGAACAAGCTTCTTTTCAATATGCAAAACGTGTAGCAGATGAGAATAAAAAACTAAAAGCTAAATCAAATAGCTTAGATGCTTCCTATATTCAAGAATTTGAAGCTAGGACTCAAATAGAAACTAAAAAGGCGGAACAAGATTTACAAACTGCAATTCAAGCAGGAGATGCGTCAGCACAAGTTGAAGCACAAAAAGCCTTGGCAAAGTTATCTATTGACAATGAGCGTCTTTTAGCTACAAAAGAAGCTAAGGAAAGTTTAAAAGAGGAACAGAAAGAGGATGTCACACCTGAACAACTTCGAGAAGGTCCTCCTAAAAAAGTAGATCCTAAAGCCGAAGCTTGGGCTGAAAAAAACCCTTGGTTTGGTAAAGATGAGGCAATGACTTATGCTAGTTTTGGAATACATAAAAAACTAGTTGAAGAAGATGGATTCAATCCTAATTCAGATGAGTATTATGCTGAAATTGACAAAAGGATCAAAACCGAGTTTCCCCATAAGTTTGGGGCAAATAGTTCGGAATCTACGAGACCCGTCCAACCCGTAGCTTCTGCTGGTCGTTCAACAACGCAATCAACATCAGGACGCAAGACAGTTAGACTATCTCCGAGCCAAGTCCATATCGCCAAGAGACTTGGAGTACCTCTGGAGGAATACGCTAAATACGTGAAGGAGTAATAGCATGGAAGATAAAACCAAAAAGACCTCACGCACCGATGCTTCTCGTGAAAAAACAAAGAGAGCACAACCTTGGCGCCCACCGTCAAGCTTAGAAGCGCCACCGGCGCCTCCAGGATTTAAACATAGGTGGATAAGAGCTGAGACTCTAGGAACTGAAGACAGAAAGAATATGGCTGGAAGACTTCGTGAAGGATTCAGCCTAGTTCGTGCTGATGAGTTTCCAGATTTTCACTCACCTACAATAGAAAATGGATCGCACGCTGGTGTTATCGGAGTTGGTGGATTATTGCTTGCTCGTATACCAGAAGAAATTGTCGAGGAGAGAGCGGAATATTTTGCAGAGCAAACTAAGACGCAAGAAGAATCTGTCGATAATAATCTTTTTAAAGAGCAGCATAGAAGTATGCCTATTTCTTCCGAGAGGAATAGTAGGGTTACTTTTGGCAGTGGTAGAGGAAACGACAAAAATTAATTTTTGTTATGGGTCCTATCACTTATAAAACAACTAACTGGTTAAGGAGGACTTATAACCATGGCAAATAAAGACGCACCGTTCGGTTTTAGACCTGCAAAGATGTTGGGTGGAGCACCATTTAATGGCGGCCAAACAAGTTATGGTATTGAAAGTGGATATTCTAGTAATATCTTCACTGGAGATGCAGTTGAGTTACACACAGACGGTACTGTTACCGTAGGTGCTGCAGCGGCAACTAATTTAATTGGCGTATTTAATGGATGTTTTTTCACCGACTCTACAGGTAAACCAACATTCTCAAAACACTGGCCTGCAAGCACTGTCGCAAGTGATGCAGTAGCTTTTGTTATTGATGACCCAAACGTACTTTTCGAAGTACAAGAAGACAGCACCGATATTGGGGCCTCATGGCCTGATAATAGAGGGTCAAATGCTGACTTAGTATCAACTCACGCAGGTAGCACAGCTATTGGAAGATCTAAACAAGAGTTAGACTCTAGTACAATTACTGCAGCTACAGCACAATTCAGAATCGTAGACGTATGTACGACTGAAGGTAACAGTGACACAGCAAGTGCAAATGGAAACTACATCGTTAGAATTAACGAAGGTCTTCATTATGCTAATACTGCTGGTATCTAATAGGAAGGACTAATAGATGGCTATATCAAGAAGTCAACTTGTCAAAGAGTTGGAACCTGGTCTTAATGCATTATTCGGTCTAGAATATGCAAGATACGAGCAGGAGTGGTCAGAAATTTTTGACACTGAAAACTCAGACAGAGCGTTTGAGGAAGAAGTAGAACTTTCTGGCTTTGGTAGTGCACCAGTAAAAGCTGAAGGAGCAAGCGTACAATTTGACGATGCTACAGAAGCTTTCACTAGTCGTTACTCACACGAAACAATTGCTTTAGCATTTGCTATTACTGAGGAAGCCGTAGAGGATAACCTTTACGACAGCCTAAGTTCTAGATATACAAAGGCTTTAGCACGTTCAATGGCTAACGCTAAAGAAATCAAGGGCGCAAATGTTCTTAACAGAGCATTTAACTCTTCTTTCACAGGCGGAGACGGTGTTGAATTATGTTCAACTGCACACTTAACAGTAGCAGGTGGCAACTATGCCAACGAACTATCAACATCTGCTGACTTGAACGAAACATCATTAGAGCAGTCATTAATTGACATCGCAGGCTTTATTGATAATCGTGGTCTTAAAATCGCTGTAAAGGCAACAAAGATGATCATTCCAGTTAATCTTCAGTTCGTAGCTGAAAGATTAATGAAGAGTCAGTTAAGAACTGCAACTTCAGATAATGACATTAACGCTATCGGTAACATGGGTATGATCCCTGGCGGATACGTTATCAACCATTATCTAACAGATACAGATGCATTCTTTATTAAAACTGATGCACCTAATGGTCTAAAGCACTTTAATCGTGCGCCTATCAAAACTTCTATGGAAGGCGATTTTGATACAGGTAACGTAAGATACAAAGCTAGAGAGAGATATTCATTTGGATTCTCTGACCCTAGAGGTATCTTTGGCTCACCAGGAGCTTAATAAATAACCAAAGAATGGGGGTATATCCCCCATTCTTCTTATTGCAAATTTTCTTTAAAACTGTATACATAAATATAAGAACTACGTAGACTGCATATGCAGACGATATAGAGACTATGTAGTAAGGTCTATATAACCAAGGAGGTTTAAAATGGCAAACTCAACATTTAGTGGTCCAATAAGATCAAAAGGTGGATTTAATGTAATTAATGAAGCTAGCGATACAGGAGCAATTACAGAAACTGGTTTCTCTGTAAACTCAACAGGACAACTTATTTCACTAGGAACCAGAAAAATACAAACATTCGCAGTAGATTTATCTGGAACAAATGCAGCATCAGTTACTTATGGTGATAATGATGTTCTAGTAGAACTAGGTGCACTAAACACAGATCATCCAGATGCTTTAGTAACAGCAAGTAAATTCTTTATTCATAAAGTAGTGCTTGGTATTACAACTGCAGCGGCAAGTGATGCTCAATCATTAGCTAACTTACAATTATCTGCAACTTCAGGTACAGCTACTAACACTGCTATATCTTCAGGAACTGAAATTGTAGGAGCTGGTGTAGCATCATTCAATCCAAGAATTTCTGCTACTGATTCAGTAACAGAGGTTGATATTGATTTAGATGCCACTGCTGGTACTTACCATGTTTTTGCACCAAACATTACCGCAGCTATTGCAAGTAAAAACTTGTACTTAGGTGCTGGTGCAGCGGCTGATGCAGCTTTAACTGCATTTCGTGGAACACTTGAAATAGAGTATTCAGTATTCTAAAAAATAACGTGGGGCTTCGGCCCCACAGTTCTTAATTAAGGAGGGAACATGGCAGACGTAGTAACAGGACCGACAATCCTACAACAAAACGACAATCGTGTCGTAATTAAAATTGTTAATCAATCAGATGGATCAGGTGGCACTACAGTTTTTGGTGATGTATCAGCATTAACTGCTAGAGCAGATGGAACTGCAGTAGCACATTTAGGACTACTAAGAGTTTGGTATTCTTGTCAAGGCGGTGATGGAGGAAACTCTTATGCACGTTTAGATGAAGAAGATTCAGATGGTGACATTCCTATCATTGGTTTAACAGGAGCAGGTTATTGGGATTTTAGAGAGTTTGGTGGAATACCAGCAGACAAGTCTAGTAACAGTAATCAAAGCGATGTAAATTTTGTAGTTCCAGGTGAAGCTGATGCAGGTAACATGTACACAGTTATAGCAGAGTTTCAAAAAATTTATTAATGATACATGGCTACTTCAGGCACAACATCATTTGATCTAACGATAGAAGAGATCATCGCAGAATCTTATGAGAGGTGTGGCCTTTACGTAAGATCTGGATATGATTTAAAGACATCTAGAAGATCACTAAATTTATTATTTGCAGAGTGGGCAAATAGAGGATTGAATCTTTGGACTATAGAACAAAGAACAAAAACCCTTACTGCTGGCACTTCATCTTATGATCTTGATGTAGATCTAGTGGACATACTATCTGCCGTTATAACAGAAGCATCTGACTCTACAGTTGATAGACAAATTGAAAGAATTAGTAGAGCAGAGTATTTACACATATCTAAAAAATCTACTTCAGCTTCTCCTACACAATTTTATATTGAAAGATCTATAACACCTAAGTTATATGTTTATGCAACTCCTGACGCAGCTGATACATTTAAGTATTATGCTTTAACACGTATTCAAGACGCTGGTTCTTATTCTGGTAATGCAGAAGTTCCTTTCAGATTCTTACCTTGTTTAGTCGCTGGCCTAGCATATTATATTGCCATGAAAAAAGCTCCAGATAGAATACAATTATTAAAACAAGTTTATGAAGATGAGTGGCAAAGAGCTTCTGCTGAAGATAGCACTCGATCAAGTATTAAAATAGTTCCAAACATAGGAGTCAGATAATGGCAAATGCAACAGGAAAATTTTCAAAAGCTATCTCTGATAGAAGTGGATTTGCTTTTCCTTATACGGAGATGATAAAAGATCATGATGGTTTATTAGTTCATAAATCTGAGTTTGAACCTGAACATCCACAAGAAGACGATCCTTCTACACATAGAGCAGACGCAGAAGCTTTAAAAAATCCAAGAGCAGACAGATCAGAGCCTATAGAAGTTTTAGTAGGAACAAGAACTTTATTTGATCAAAACAATACAATGGCTCCTCAGAAACAAAACGAAATTATTTTTTCTGCTAAAGTAAATGCAGTGACAGTGAGTATATCATGACAACATACGCAGAACTAACACAACAAATATTAGATTATACAGAGGTTAGCACTGATGTATTAACATCTACAATAACAAATGATTTTATTGAACATGCTGAAAATAGGATTTTCAGAGATGTTGATTTGGATGTTTTTAAATCAAATCAATCAGCAAATTTAACAACTAGCAACGCTTTTGTATCATTACCAGGTGGCAGTGCACCGACACTAGAATCTTTAGGTACAATTAGA